AAGCAAAGGTGGTTTGATGGACGTAGCCCTGTCCAAGGGTGAGTACGTTATCGAACCCGAAGAAGCCCAGCGCATTGGGTACTCATTTCTCGAACAACTTAATAATGGTGGCAAGGCCGAAGTAGATCGTCGGCAAGCTGCTGCTGATGGCGGGTTCATCAAGGGTTACGCAGAAGGCGGAGAACTACCTCTTGCTAAGATTGAACTTAGCGACGCCACTAAAAACAAATTCAATACTTTTTTGAAGAGTCGTCGTCAACGTGCTGATGTTGAAAGGCTCATTGATAACATGGACGACAGAGAGCGTCTTGCTGTACTGGCCTTGGCTGAAACAACTGCAGCTACTGACTCCGTCGAATCTATGATGGGCGTAGGTCAAACTGCTATTAACCGTGCGCGTACAAACCGTCCAAGCTTTTCTAAAGTAAACGATCTTGCATCTGTCATGAAGCAGCGATCATCTCGCGGCTCTGGAAGCAAGATGTTTCAGTACGACGGACTTGAACCCGGCATTCTTAGTAAGAGACTGAAAGAGGTAATGGAGGGACGTGTTCCGGGCGCGGTAACAAAGACGTTTTCTGCGGCAGATAATCTGTTAAATCCTGAAACAGAGTCTGACCCCGTATTACCATTTGATGTAATGTTTTACACAAAACCTAACGCACCACTAGCAAAGGATTTTGAAAAAAATCCTAAAATGCGTTTTGTTAAAAGTTATGGAGGGCATGATTACTACGCTCTCGACGCGGCCCCAGAAGGGACTCGCAAGTAATTAGTCAGCTACCCGCTACGTTCATTCGCGGCCCTGACACAACCGGAGCGGCTACCTACACGCCAAAGTAGCCCCGCTAATGAGGTAAATAAAATGGCAAAAAAAGTTCGCGGCCATCGTGCCAACAAACCCAACGATTCCTTTGGAACCATCGACAGTGACTCGCTCTACAAAGGTGCATACCGTAAAGAGGTATACCAAGACGACGACGAGGAAGCTGTAGAACAACAAGCGGAGCAATCCGAATCGGACGAGCAGTCCGAACCTAACTTTGCACAAGGGCAAGAGAAAGCGGAACACGATTACAAGAAGCGTTACGACGATCTCAAGAAGCACTACGATGCAAAGATTAGCGAGTTCAAGGCAAAAGAAGAAGAAATGACGGCGACCCTTACCCAAGCTACTCGCCAACAAAATATCTCGTTGCCCAAGTCACCTGAAGAACTCGAAGCATTCAAGGAGCAGTACCCCGACGTATACGATGTCGTCGAGACTATTGCAACCATGAAAGCGGGAGAACGTGCAGGGGAACTGGAAAAGGAACTCGAAACAATCCGCGAAAAGGAACAGAATACACGGGTTCAAGCGGCATACCAAGAACTTACAAACAAACATCCGGACTTTAATGAACTACGTACGGATGAGCGTTTTCTCCAGTGGCTCGAAGAACAGCCCGAGAACATCTCAGACGGCATCCTGAAGAACAACACTGACGCCCGTTGGGCATCTCGCGTTCTTGACCTTTACAAGGTCGATGCTGGCATCACTACTAAGAAACGTACCAAGAAGAGTGAGTCTGCTGCAGCGGCTGTAAACTCTCCCAAGGCACGTGACATTACGGGTGAAGCAAGGGGTGGTGATCGGATTTGGAAAGCCTCTGAAATCGGCAAGATGAAACCTTGGCAGTTCGAAGAAATGGAAGCAGAACTGGACAAGGCTCGTGCCGAAGGTCGTATTGACTACAACAACTAAACTAAACCTCAACAAAGGAAGGAAAGACCCATGGCTTTTGATAGTGCATCAGGTTACAACAACCTGCCTTCCGGTAACTTTACTCCGGAAATCTTTAGTCAAAAGGTTCTCAAGTTCTTCCGTCGCGCTTCGGTTGCTGAAGACATCACGAATACCGACTACGCTGGCGAAATCGAGAACTACGGTGATACCGTCCGTATCATCAAAGAACCTACAATCACCGTTTCTAGCTACTCCCGTGGCTCGGTGGTAAACCCGCAAGACCTCGCTGACGATCAGACCACTATGGTTGTAGATCAGGCGAATGCTTTTGCGTTCAAGATTGACGACATTGAAGAGCGTCAGTCCCACGTCAACTTCGAGGCTCTGGCCACTTCTTCGGGTGCATACTCGCTGAAGCGTAAGTACGACGGTAACATCCTGACCGCCATGTTCGATGGCGCAGGTCTCTCGTCTGAGTCGGGTGCAGCCACCGAGACCATCACTGGTCTGGGTACGCTTGCTTCCCCGCTGACTTCGCAGACTGGCGACAACCTCGTCAACCTGATGCTCAAGATGGCACGTGCCCTCGACGATCAGTCGGTTCCGGAAGAGAACCGTTGGTTTGTTGCAGCACCGGCCTTCTACGAGAAGCTGTTTGGCGCAGGTGCCAAGTTTGCAGAGGTACAGGTCACTGGTGACGGCACTTCGCCGCTGCGTAACGGCCTCGTTATGCAGGGCAACATTGCTGGCTTCAATTGCTACAAGTCCACTGCAATGAATGCTGCTGGTACTGACACCGTTGACGTAACTGGTCTGGGTGCGGGTGAATTCCCGATCCTTGCTGGTCACATGTCCTCGACTGCAACTGCTTCGCACATCGCGAAGACTGAAGTTGTACGTTCCACCGAAACCTTTAGCGACATCGTTCGTGGTCTCCATGTGTTTGGACGTAAAGTCCTTCGCCCGGAAGCCCTCGTTCGTGGCGTTATCTCACTGTAGAGGGAGGCTTAAATGGCTACTTACCAATCTTCTGCCGTTACTGCACAGAGTGCTGGCATCCCTGCTGGTGGCGGCGCACACGTCGCTGTCGTTAAGCTGGACTTCTCGTCTACCAATCTTGGTACGTCCGAGTCCATCGACGTGATGCACGTCCCTGCAGACACCATCGTTCTGAACGCCTACTTGGAAGTTCTGACTGCTGGTGCCGGTGATCTCGACTTGGGTGACGATACCGACCCGAACCGCTACGTAGCTGCCTACGACGGTTCTGGTGCAGGCGTTGCTCCGGCTGCAGGCACCGCAGGTGGATTCCTGTATAACGCTGCTGATCATATCGTTATGACTAACGGTTCGACTGATGCGTTCACAGGTGTTGTTAAAGTTGTCGCAGTTATGACTCCGGTCCCTGCTGATCCGGCAACTGCCGCAACCTTCGCCTAACTAACCTGTCGGGGGGGCCACGTGCCCCCTTGACCTCTTTTTAATTACGTGATAAAAGCAGGAACCTCCTGCGGGGATAAACCATATGGCCCGTAAAGCCGACAAGATGCCAGCCCGTAACAAGAAGAACTTTCGCCCTACCAAGAAGGGCGCGGGTATGACCGAAGCTGGGGTCAAGGCTTACCGCAAAAAAAACCCCGGTTCCAAACTCAAGACTGCAGTCACCGGTAAAGTAAAACCCGGAAGCAAAGACGCAAAGCGGCGCAAGTCGTTCTGTGCCCGTTCTGCAGGTCAGATGAAGAAGTTCCCCAAAGCAGCAAAAGACCCGAACAGCCGCCTTAGACAGGCACGAAAGAGGTGGAAATGCTAACCGCATTAATTGGCCCTATCTCGCAACTTGCGGGTACGTGGCTCGAAGGAAAGGTCGAAAAGACCAAAGCCGAAACCGGTGCGAAGGTTGCCAAAGCAAAAGCCGAAGCAACCATCATGGAAAAGAAAGCTACCGGTGAAATCGACTGGGACTTGGAAGCTATCAAGGGAAGCCAATCCTCGTGGAAAGACGAGTGGTTGGTTATTTTGTTTTCGGTACCCTTGATTCTTGCGTTCATCCCCGGAATGGAAGGTGTCGTAGCTAACGGCTTTGCACAGCTAGATGCGATGCCCGAATGGTATCAGTATTCGCTCGGTGTAATCGTTGCCGCATCCTTTGGCGTTCGTAGCGCAACTAAGTTCTTTGGAAAGAAATAACTATGGCAGAGATGACCTTCGAACGCATTGCGCAGTGGAAGCTTCTTCCCCGCTTTATGATGTTGATAATGACTCTGATGTCGTGGCGTTGTGCAGAGTGGTTTATGAACTTGGACGCCCCAACAGCTTCACAGTCCGCCTTTGTGAGCGTTGTGATGGGTGCTATGACCGGTGCGTTTGGCATCTGGATGGGCGGAGAGAATAAAAAATGAAATATAACACATCGCATTTTCTCGACAAGCTGATTGCACACGAGGGCATGGTCCTCACTGTGTATCAGGACACTCTCGGCATCGACACTATTGGTATCGGGCGCAATTTAAAAGACCGAGGGATCAGTAAAGAAGAACTCGATTACATGGACATTCCGTCGATGGCTATTGTGTACGAACACGGTATCACGGAAGCGGATGCACGTTATCTTGCCATGAACGACATCAAGATCGTAGAGGACGAACTGTGCCGCGTACATCCGTGCGTCAACGACCTCGACGCGGTACGTCAGCTAATCTTGATGGACATGGCCTTCAATATGGGTGTGCCACGCCTCTGTAAATTCAAAAACATGTGGAGTGCGATACACGAACAGAAGTTCGACATCGCAGCCGCAGAGATGCTCGACTCCCGTTGGGCGACACAGGTAGGTTCGCGGGCTGTTAAGCTTTCGGACGCAATGAAGAAGGGAGAGTTTTGATGCCTTTAACGGATAAAGGCAAAAAGATCATGTCTTCAATGAAACGTACCTACGGGGGCCGTAAGGGTGAGCAAGTCTTCTACGCAACACGCAACGCCGGAAAGATTGAAGGCGTGGAGAAAGAACAAGAACTCAAGAAGGGTGGCCGGGTTAGAAAAGCTAGCAAATCGTCGAAGCCTAAAGCGAAGAGCAAGAGTCGAGTTAATGAAGCTGGCAACTACACTAAGCCCGGAATGAGAAAGCGTCTGTTCGAACGTATCAAGGCGGGTTCGAAGGGCGGCAAGCCGGGGCAGTGGTCAGCACGTAAAGCCCAGATGCTAGCACAACAGTATAAAAAAGCAGGAGGCGGTTACCGCGACTAGCAATGATGCACGTCTTTCTCCTGTTTGTTTTCTTGGGAACGGGAGAAGACAAGCGAAGAGTCAGCAACGACATGTATTTTCGCGACCTAAATGAATGCGTGTGGTACGCACAAAAACTCCACAAACAAGGAAACGAGGTTACGGCGTACTGCCTACCCAAACTGGTCGATAAAGATACGAAGGTGTACTGAGATGCTTGCTGAACTCGCTGCTGCCAATGCTGCATTCGCCGTAATCAAGACCGCTGTTCAGAACGGCAAGGATATTGCTGCTGCCGGTAGCGCGATTGCAAGCTTCGTCGGGGCCAAAGAAGACCTACAGAAAAAGGCACAAAAGAAGGGCAACGGCTCCGACCTCGAAGAGTTTATGGCCCTCGAACAGATTCGAGAGCAAGAAGAGCAGCTAAAGACTATCATGATTTACGCGGGTCGTCCGGGTTTGTGGGGCGACTGGCAAAAGTTTCAGGCCAAAGCACGGGTTGCACGACGGGAAGCCGAAGAAGAAGCGGCCCGCAAGCGTAAGCAGATGTTAGACATAGCTATCGTCACATTGTTTTTTGTCGTAGGTTTGGCGGTTCTTGGCTGTGTCGTTGCTCTCGCTCTCCACGCACAGGGACGCCTCTAGTTTTTTTCTTGTAAACTCTAGGTAACTGTGCTATAATAGGGTTATTTACGGAGAGTCGCATGGACCGCATGATAATCGAAGCCCTCAAGCACAAGTACGAATCTCTCAAGGTGTCTGCACGGGAGACGTTCAAAACCTCCGACATCATGGAAGATATCGATGATGCCCTGCACAAGTGGTCCGTAGCAGACCGCAAGTTACAAGAGATACAACTCATAGAGTGGGAACTCGAAGATTATGGCGAAGAAGAAGAGCCAACGCTCTTTGACAGCGTGGACTAAGCAAAAGTGGCGCACACGCAGTGGCAAGCCGTCCACACAGGGTCCAAAAGCAACCGGGGAGCGATAT